GTATATTTTGTATTTGGCATTTTCATATTATCCCTCCAATTGCTTTTCTATCTCTTTTAGCAAATGTTGCAGCTCTACTAGGTGTAGGGCCTGTATTCGCTTTGGCTTGTTTTCTTCTTACGGCACCCGCACGTTGCCCTTTGCTCATCGCTCTTGCTTTTGCAATGGGCACGCATTTTGGATATTTTTTTCTTTTTTCGCCACCACTTCTTCCACACTTCGGGTACGAACCATCCGGCCGCTTGTTTGCAATATCGACCCAATTCTCTTTTACCCATGATCGTAATCCTTTTTCAGCCATTACAGTTCAACGATTGTAGTCATGTCCTCGTCAACAATACCACCCATGTTCATTTTTTTACGCTTCTTCTTTTTGCCACCAGGAGTAACTTTACCTGAACAAACTGCAGAAGCATACATGTTAGCATATGCTGACGGGTACACTTTAAATTTTCGCTTTGCTGCGGCCTTACCTCTAGGACATAGTTTTGCCATTTAGTGTGCCCTTCTTCCCTTTTTGTAACCCATTCGTTTTGCAACTTGTGGTGCTACTTTTTTTAGTTTTCTTAAGCCTTTGCCTTTTTTACCAGCAGGTATTTTCTTTTTCATAACTATTTATTTATTTTTCCAGATTTTTTAGCTTTGCTTCCGAATTTTCCATAAGAATCATCTCTTGAAGCTTTTAATTGCTTCTTAGTTCTTTTTTTTCTAATTCTCATAGCTATAGATTCATCTTTTCTAGCTTTGTAACCTTGTTTTTTCTTACCGACTTTGCCACCTTTTTTATACATAGCTCCGCCTTTCATTCCCATGTCATCTTTGTAGTAACCAGACTCCATGTCTTTTCTAGCAGTAGACATTTTTCCACCACCCATTTTCATTGCTCTTCCACCTACTTTCATAGCAGATCTAGAATTAGCAACTTGTTTATTAAAGTATCTATTTGGCATTACTTTTTTCCTCCGTGTTGTTTAAATATTTGTGTTCCCTTGATTCCGTAAATGCTCGCCACGACAAGGATCCACAAATTTGTAAACCATGACGGCAATGACGCGAAGTGGTCAAAGAAAATATTTACTTTGTCCATTGCAGCCGGATCGTCACTTACGACTGCCCAAGCCAGCACCGCTATGGGCGCCGACAAAATTATCAAAACGGCCTCGTCCTTATAATCTGCTTGACGGGCTTCTAAAAGTTTTCCCTGGTAAGCTTCCTCACCACGAGCCTGCTTTTCAGCATGCAACAATTGTGCATCTGACATAGCCATTTTGGCCTTCTGCTTGTTGGCATATATTTTACTTCCAGCAGAGACGGCTAATTTAATTGCCTGAAACCACATAGCTTAATACCAAGTTGCTTTTTTACTTTTAGATTTTAACATTCTTCTAGTTCCTCTAACTTCAACAGTATCTCCAACACCTATTTTGTTGAATACTCTGTCTTGGTTTGTAAGAATAGTAGATCTTGGGTCTGTTTCAGTTCTAATTTCTGGAGTTGCAATCTCTACACCACCAGTTGCATTAGAAGAAGCAACAGTTCCTTTTCTACCATAAGAAAGTTTATTTTTTAAATCTGCCATATTTTTCTCCTTAAGCTGTTATAATTATTTTTTCTTAAAATTTCTACCAAAATCGTGAATTTTACTTCGGTTAGCCATTTCTTGTTTAGCAAGGGAAGTTGCAGCACGTAGTTCTGCAAGCTCTTCGTTTTGTTCAAGCTTTTCATCCTTGTTTTGTTGGTTCATAAACGCTTTCATTCGGTCAAGATTTAATTTTTCTTGAGATTGTTGTGCTTTTACGAAGTCATCTTGGGCTCTGATGTCCAATTCTCTAGCTTTTAACTTAGCAATTGGGTCATTTCCGTATTCACCCATTAACTGAGTTTCTTCTTTAGCAAAATCTTCAAACATTTCTGCAATTAAAACGGCTTTTCTAGACTCTATCTGCATATTGACCGCCATCATCTGCTGTTGCATCTGTGGATCTTGTGCTAAAGCAGGATTTGCTTGCATTTGTTGTTGCATTTGTTGCATTACTAAAATTTGATCTTTAAATTCTACTTCAACTTGCTCTAATGCCATCAAACTTATGTGTTCAAAAATATTTTTTTGCATTGCAGCAGTTACCATTGGGTTTCCTCTAGCTAACGCAGACGACATAAAGTTTAAATGAGCTGTAATATGGGCCTGATGATCTTGTCCTTTAAATGCTTGAAAAGGTTGTCCACCTAAAGCTTGTATTGCTTCAACACTTGGGTCCATTGGAACAGGTTTTGGAACAGGTTTTAAAACCATATCAATATTTTTTACACCTAATGCTTCGTACATTGCACGATATGCATTATACAAATTATGCATTTGGGGATTTGATTGTGCTAACTGTAATTCAGCTTGAGCAATTGATATTCTTTGTGTTTGAGAAAATATATTAGGATCAGCAATTGGTAAAATATCAATTCTATCATCAAAGTCTTGTTTCTTAATAAATCTTTGACCACCTACAACATCATAAGGATACTCTTGCGGTAGATATAATTTAAATACTCGAGCAAGCATTTTAAACTCATTCTTAAGACTCACATAAATTCTTTTGTGAATCGCAGACATTGTTCTGCTTCCTCGCTCCAACAAAGCTACTGTCGTTCCCACTGCTGCTTGTTGATTCCCGTCACCTACTTGAAGGTCAGCTATGGACGCGAAACGCTGTCCTGCTGATACAACGACACCCATAAGCTGTAACAAAGTTTGTGAAGGCTCTTTAAATGGTAATGCCATAAAAGCATCTTTAATATTTCCACCTGGAGCGTCCACATCTCTAAATTCACCTGGAGTAATAGATTGCGCGTCATCTCTAATTCGAATGCCGCGCATCTTAAATCCTGCTGGCAAATTGGAGAGGGTACCAGCATCTAGTAAAGATCTTAATGCAGCTGTTGCTGTTCTTGATAGTCCACCAATCATGTGGATTAAACCAAAACCATAAAAACCTAAACCAGGTAAAAATTTAAAATGTACGAAGTAAGAAATTTTCTTTTTTTGTGGATCATTAATTTCATAATTTCTTCTGATGGATAATACTTCTCTTGATGATTCTTCAATTGTTACAATGTATGGTAATTTAATTCCAGTAGGTTGACCATCTTGTCCTCGGTCCTCGAACCCTTCTAAATCTAAATCAACATGAAATTCTAAAATATTGTAGATATCTTCATTTTGTGTTTTTGTAATTCCTTCTAACTCTCGTTCTTTTCTTTCTAAATCAGATTCAGTATCAGCAGGTTCACCAATATCTACGTCTCTGTAAAAACCATTTACTTGTTGTTTTCTTAAATCATTCTCTTTGGTTTTAATAACGTGAACCACGGCCGTTGCATCTTCTAAAGATGTTGCAGAGTAAGGTACAACCAAATCTTCTGCAGGTACAAATTTAGAAACTGCTCTGCCTAAAAGATCATCATAATAAACTTTCTTAAAGGCAGATCCAGCAAGAGGGAGGTAAAATAACAATTGATCGAATTCAGGTTCGTATTCCTTCATCTGATCCATCAACTGCCAATTCATAAAATCTTTTACTCTAGTTGATTGCATTTCTTTTTCAGGAGATGGTGCACCCATGATCTGAGTTCTGATAGGTCCATCTGCTGGTAATAATTCTTTGTATGCTAATGCTTGAAACTGTGTAACAGCTTCTGCAAGAACTGGGTGTGTAGCACCTGCAGCTCCAGAAAAAGGTTCTGTTCTATCTTCGTATTTAAATCCTAAAAGATCTAAACCAGTTATGTAAGTGTGTTCCCATTCTTTACGAGACTCTTTGTAGTCCATATAATTTTGATTTAATTCTGAACCTAGAGGACCTAATATTTCCTCTGGTAATAACTCAGCTAAATTATCAAAGTGATTTTCACTTTGTGCTTGGTTAAATGCTCCAGGTTCAAAATTAATTTCTACGCCGCCATCTTCAGTGGGAGTAATTTCTGTTTCACCAGCATTAGGTAATGATTCGTTAATTTCTTCTTGAACCTCGACTTGTTCTTCGGGCCCTGCTATCTCAACCTTTTTTCGTATTTCGGTTAAAGCTTTGTCTATTTCTGCCATTTATTTTCTCCAATTTATCTTGTTTATATGCTTTTGATTCATTAATCAAGCCTTGTGGGTTGGGGCCACTTAATGGCGGTATTTGATCTCGTTTTACATGTTTCATGTTTTTAACAAGAGTAGGATTTTTTACATACTTACTAGGGTGCTTAAATACAAACGTCATTACCAATAAAATTTCTTTTTCTTTTTGGGTTGATCTTCTTCTTTGTAATCTTCTGGGTGATCTATAAATCCGCCTTGTCTGTATCTTAACAGAGCCTGTGTTGTGCTGTCAACTAAATCGTCATGATCACCATAAGGAAACGCTGCACACTCTTCAACAAGTTCTTGAGCAAACTCTTGATCGAGAGGAGCCCAAATTTGTCCAGCTTCAAAAAGTGGAGACACTGCATTAACTCTTGCAATTTTATCTTGACCTTTACTTGGTGTAAAATTCATTGCAGGAATTCCCATCTGTCTAAGCTCATACATTAAAGGTAGCCCCGATGCTTTTGCTTCAATGATTACTGTTTCAGGATTCCAATACCTATATTGTTCTAATGCAACACGACGTAACTCTGGAAACTCTAAACGTTCTTTATAAGAATCTAATAATATTAATTGACGAGGCGAATCTTCATTAGGACGAAAAACTCCCCAAGTAGTGATCGCACTGTAGTCAGCAGTTTCTTTTTTAAGATAAGCTGTGTCATAACTTTGAATAGTGTGTTCGATAACAGGCATGTGTTCTGATTCCCAATTTTTCCACCACTCACGTTTAATAAGAGCTCCTTCTTCTGAAGTTGGATTTTGCATGTATTGCGCGTTCCATTTTGCAACACCCGCTGATGCTTTAACAGAAGCTAAATCTTCTTTGCTCCAATACTCTGGCCACACAGGTTCACCGGACGGCATGATCGCTGGAAACTCTACGACTTCCCATTGATCCGCGTTCTCGTTGCTTTGTGCATTTAATAATCTTTGTGTTAAATCTTTTGTAGACCATCTAGTCATAACTAAAACAATACGACCTCCTGGTTGAAGCCTTTGCCGTGGTCCACTAGTATACCACTCATATGCATTATCAAATGCCGATGGTGAGTTTACATCTTGCTCTGAATGTGGATCATCAATGATAAGTAGATCAGCACCTCTCCCGGTCACCGCACCTTGGACACCGACTGCAAAGTATTCACCGCCATCAGATGTATTCCAACGTCCTGCAGCTTTACTATCTTCTTGGAGTCTTGTTTTAAAAATTTGTTGATACTCTTCTGAGTCAATTAAATGTTTTGCTTTACGACCAAAATTTACAGCAAGCTCTGCTGTGTGAGTTGCTTGAATTATTTTTAATTTAGGGTTTTGTCCGATCATCCAAGCAGGAAGAAAGAACGACGCAAATTCTGATTTAGTATGCCTAGGGGGCATGTTTATAATTAGACGGGTCAAATCTCCAGTTGCTAATCTATTAAATTTATCTGAGATTTCTTTGTGATGGGACCCCTCTATAAAATCTGGCCACATCTTTTTTACAAAAGATAAAAAATTAGTTTTAACTTGTTTAAGTTCTTTTCTTTGATGCCGTTGTATAATCTGTATCTTGAGCTTTCTTCGCTCAATAGGATCTTCTATTTTATTAATATCTTCAACAGTTAGCATATATTTCAATATGGGTGGTAAAGTATTATACATGATTAACTATCCAAATCAAACAATATAGGGTAGGTCTGGGACCCCTACAAAACTAAGGGGTATTCGATAAATAATAAATCATGCAAGTTCGAAAGTAATTCCTTTAGGGTCCCCTTTTAAAGCGCGCGAAGCGCGCTTGGGTGGGTCCCGCCCACATGCTCTTCTCTATGAGCTATGCAGTTTCTGCATAGGATAATGTAGGATAGGCCATGCAAAAACTGCATGGCCATTCTTCCTTAACGAAGCTAGTATTTTTTGTTAATCCCTGCCATTATTCTATTTTCTAATGTAGTTAAACAATTAACCATGAACCGATGTCGAGTATTTAAATTTTTAATACCTCGGTTCGTGATTGTTATTTTCAAACCAATGTGATCTTCAAGAAGCAGTGTTATACTCTTATCACTTGGGTTAGATGTAAAATAAGGTTTAACATAAACAAAATCTAAAAATCTTATTCTGAATAAAATCTCTGGAATATTCTTTTCAGTGATTTCATTAATACCTATTCCCATCATCAACCAACCCAAAGTATCAGCTTGTGCGATTGCATTGTCTGAAAAATTTTCAGTGTAATTTTTCATCGTGTCGTAGTGTACGTTTAGTGACATTGTATTCCTTTCGTTAAGTTAATAAATCCATTATGCACAGCTATCCTATAATGTCCACTATGTATGTGTCCATTTTGGGTCAGCCTTTTTCTTTTTTTATAGGGTGGGCCCCGCCCACATGCTCTTCTCTATATTTTTCTAGTGTGGCGCGAGTGTGTTAATCTCGCGCCACGTTTGGTTATTTATTTATCAAATTTAAACTCCATTTGTTTTGCTCTCTTAAAACTTTCATCTAGTTTTCTATTGCTCTCGGTACTTGGTAATTGCAAAAAGAATTTGAAAGTAAACAAAGCTATTACTGATAAACCAATATACAAATCAAAGTATATTGCTAACACTACACCCAAAAAGATCATTACAAAGTTAAGTGCAAAATAAATCGCTCTAATCATTATTTCGCTCCACTTGGTAAAGCTAATAATGAATTAGGTAAATCTAATTGTATGTTAGCTGTTGCCATTTCTTTTTGCAACTCAACCAACGTTGGTTGAATGTGGCTTCCAGTATAAAGTATATTCAAACACTTTTTCTTTTTATTCTCTAGTGCATGATACAATTTATGTTGCGCTCTAGCGTGGACTTCTGCCTCTTCATAACAAGCCTTTTTAATTTTCTTTGTTATGTACTCAACAGGATCAGCGTCATCTTTGACTTGAATATCAATATTATTCATATCCCATTTATTACGCTTTTTGATATTATTAAAAATCTCGGATATCTGATCCGCGATTTTTTGAGTTTGATAACGTAAATCATTTTCCATAGAGTATTTTTTCTGTTGGAAATCTCTTAACGCTTTTTCTTTTTTTGCCATGTCTTTAATTAAACTAGGCAAGTTCTTATGTATTACTTGAGCGAATTTATCCCCAACTTCCTCAACTTTATCTTGAGCCTGTTGTGATATTTCTCGCTCTACTCTATTTGACGCAAGACTAAACTCATCTTTCACAAAGTCTTTGTAATGGTCAACGTGGTCTTTTCTTAATGGTTGCATAACTGTATTCCTTTCGTTTGTTAGTTATGATTTGTTTATAGTTTATATAGGATATTCTGTCAAGCCCTAAAAAGAAAAAAATTTTTATTTTTTTATATGGGTGGGCCCCGCCCACATGCTCTTCTCTAGGGTGCGACAATATTGTCCT